CTAATGAATGTCTGCTAAGATGCCTCGTACTTCTGCATGGTGTTTTTCTTTCATCTTTTCAAATTGGTGGGCATAGACTTTCAAAGTTATCAAAATAGTTTTATGTCCTAGCAGTTTAGAGATACTTGCAACTGGTACTTCCTTAAAAATGAGATAAGAAGCGTATGTGTGTCTTAAAGTATGTGGATGGACATCTCTATTTACCATTCTTTTCAGAGCAGTATTGGTGGCTCTATTTGACGCACCGAATAAGATACGACCCTCTTCATTCTCTTTCCAGTAATGCTCTTTAAAATTGAGTAAATGCTTAGCGACGTTATCATTAAAGGGTATCTCTCTTACAGATTGTTCATTTTTTGTAGCACTAAAATCTTGTGAGTCAGAATAGTCCCAGGTGTTAACAACTATAAAGACTTGTCTTTCAAAGTCAATATCATCCCAAGTCAACCCCATAGCTTCAGCGAACCTCATTCCACTAACCGCCAAAATATAGAGTGTCATGTGTGAAATATATTGAGGGTTCTCTTGCGTTTTTGAGATGACGTAGAGGTATTCATCCTCTTCAAGATAACTTTCAGCCTCTGGCTTTTTTTCTTTCTTAGATTTAACCACAGCCCCTTCCGTGAAATTCGATGGAATGAGCTGATCACGGACAGCGATTTTGACAGCTGATTTAATATGATAGTGTGTCCGCTCAATAGTGTCTTGTGCGTACTTGGAGCCAAACTGGTTTAAAAATTCTTGGTAGCGTACAGGGGACATCTCTTTCAGTTTAATGTGACCAAAATACTTACTGATGTGCTTTCGGGTTTGTTCGTAGGAATTCCATGTTTTTTTAACAACGTGTGGTTTTTTATATAGCTCTGCCCAAGCCATGTAATAGTCAAGCAGTGTGACATCATTATTTGACATGGGAGAAATTCGAAGCTCAACTTCTCTTTCTTGTCCAGCTGCTCTTGCTTGTGCTTTCGTTTTAAACCCGCCACAAGTCGCCTCATGTCTCTCCCCTAAACTATCGCGGTAAACAACGCGGTACTCATAATATTTACCCCTTTTTCTAACTGATGCCATTTGTTTTTTACCTCATTTTCTGATAAAATGGGTATAGTAAAGAGACCTACTGCAAAGCAGGTTTTTACTATACATGATTCGCCTTACGCTCTCCTCGACCAAAATTTGAGCGTAGGGCTTTTTTTATTTACTTAAGCTCTTCAAAAGAGCGATAATCTCTTCATTCTGTTGAATGATAATCTGATTTTGTTGAATTTGTACTTTTTCAAATGCACCTGGACCAGTTGCATTTGCCAGAGCAATTGTTTTACTACTCAATACATTTCCAATATACGCAGCTTGCTCAGGATATTTCTCCAAAATTTCCACCATACCATTTTCTTCAAAATACGGTAATGCATCGGAATAATATTTCTGTTTTTGAGCGTCGACTTTTGATTGTTTGCTACCAAATAATGCCATTGTAGTTAACTCCTTTTTATTGTAATCGTAGAATATTAAAAATTTGATCCCCACCTTGTCGATAGTTCATGACCAACTTCAAGGCATAGCTTTCAGCATACTGTAAATTATAGATTAAGTAATTCATCAATCTATTATGTAGAGCAGGTTTGCTGATGTGGGTTTCACGTTGGATAGATTCAAAAAGTTCTCTCGTTGTGAGTGCTTTTCTGATCCGTTCATCTGTAAGATATAGGATTGAAGCTACAGTGTCAGCTTCTTTTTCGATTGGGATAAGTTCGTCTGGATATTTCTCACTTGCATTCTTACTCATGAGAGACATATAGACTGACGGACTTTGATTATCTTTAAGGTGGCAGTATATATGACTAAGTTCGTGTAGAATAGTAAAGATAACACGCCCCTTAGTGTTTGTATGTTGATTGATATAGATGATGTACCGTCCAAGTTCTAAGTCTGGGACAGTTAGACCAGCACAGCTTTCACACAGCACCTTATCTGTAAAGGTTACTGTCCGATTGGCAACCAACCCCCTATACTTAATATCAGCATCTGTTGGTTGGTAATCTGGTAATTCTGGAAAGTGTTCTTTCATTTCATCATAATCAAGAAAGTTAAAGAGAATTGGATAATGCTGTTCAAAATATCTAATGACATCCTGATAGCGAATGCTCTCTTTGTCTTTTCCAATCTGGCTTAGTATCTGATAAGCCTTTGCGTGATATTCAAAATACTGCTCCCTTGTTAATGGTTGGTATTTCAATAAACCACCTACTTCCAGTTAGAATCATCTTGAATCAGTTGTCTCGCTGTTTTCATTAGTCCTGCAAGAGCAACATTGAATCGTTCTTTTTCAGACTCTGATAAATTCTCTGTTTCTTTCCGAAACATTACAATTGCTTGCTGGGTCAGATTATCAACAGCAGGGTCATTCTGTTCATCGCTGGCAATTCGTGGATTATCAGTTCTACCAAGAAGGAAATCAGTACTGACATTGAAATAATCAGCTATTTTCGAAACTCGTTCTACATTCGGTGTAGACTTCTTCATGTTGTAGATAGTATTTCTACTAAAACCAAGCTTCTCTTCAAGTTGATTAAGCGAAATACCTTGTTTGTCAGCCAATTCCTTGATCTTCTCAAACGTGAAAAACATTGATTTATCAACCTTTCTAAGGCATGACAAAAAATATTTAATAAATTTACTACAAAACCATTGACAAGTTTTAATAAATTTATTACAATATCATTTGTAAGCTAAGTAGTTAGCGAACGAGACAACTAAAAAAAATAAACCTTAAAAACTGATTGGCGTCCGTTTTTTCAAGGGAATAACTTGCTTTTTAGTAGGTCTTTTCTCTATGGTTTGATTTTAATAAATTTATTTATAATTGTCAAGAAGTTCGCTAACTTTTTAGTTAATATTTTAATAAGGAGGAAGAATAATGAAATCTATCTTTGAACGGATAGCAAAAAGCCTTGAAATCATTGCGACTGAATTCAAGGCATCAAGGGTAGCAAGGGATGAATTGAAACAACATTTAGACCACATTGAGACAACCTTGCATGAATTAAAGGCTAACCCCTTTGGAATTAAAGAAAAGGAATAGCGTTTTTAATCTTGGCAGCATAATCAAGAACGGTGTCAATAGTATCTTTGAAATCAGTCTCAAGTTCAGAAATTGCTTCTGTCGTGATGTAGAGCGTATAGAAAGTATTATCTGCTAAAGTTCCTTCGATATAACCATATTTACTTAGTTCAAAACAGGTATCTAGTATATCTTCTTTTGACCATTCAGGCATGATGTTAGTTTTGAGAAAATCAATGCTGTGGAAGTCTCTGGCTTGAGATTTACGAATTTGTTCCCTTCTTCTCTTGATGTATTCAGCGTACATAGAAGAAATCAAAAACTTTGCATCGTTCGTTAGTTTGCTATTGTCTAATTTATTCATGACTTATCCTCCTTTCCATGATGATAAGTCAATTATATCAAAATCAAGAAAGGAAAATTATGAGCCAACAACATAAAAAATGGATTCAGATAGTGAAAGAGAGATTACAAGAAGAACAAATGACTCAGACACATCTGGCTCGTGCTTGCGGTGTTGCTAAGGCAACTATCTCAGAATTGCTGAAATATGGCAAAGGGAGCGACAAACTCAAAAATAAGGTATCTGATGTATTACACATAGATGAGAGCTGGACGAGGTTGGAGGAAGACTGATGAACTTTATCAGAGATATGACAGAAATTGAAATCAAGGTGCTCAATGCTATCAAAAACGGAGCTAGCTTTGACTTGCCGATTCAAGCAAGGGAACTGAGACAGGATTTAGGATTAAGCAAGCGAAAACTTGAGGAAATAATCGAAAGCCTGAGAGTTACCTTTCGTCAGCCTATCGTGGCTAAAAAAAATAAGCCGAATGGTTATTATATGCCACGAAACAAGGAAGAACGCGATGCAGGTCTTGCACCGTACAGGGCACAAATCCGAACAGAACAGAAAAATCTGGCAGCAGTAATGTCCGTTAACCTGGACGAATACTGGAGCAACGCAAAAAAGCCTGACGGCAATCAGGCTCAAATCTAAAGATACAAGAGGATTATACCATGAATGATCTAATGATTCAAATGTTGGACCAGTTTGAAGCTGGGCTAATGGATAGAGCGTTAAAGGTCATGCACGTTGTCATGGACGAAAAACGACGATATCCAATGGAACTCAATAAGTCACAATGTTCTGAGATGCTCTTAGGAACTAAAGACACAGGTACATTTGATGAGCGTTTTAATTGTCACAAAGATTTCCCGCGCATTCCAAATGCTCGCGAGAAGTACCCTCGTGATGCAGTGATTGAATGGTACCACAATAATTGGCAGAGGACAGCGATATGACAGAAGAATTGATGCTGACAGCTGAGCAGGGCTTGATTTTGATTGCAGTCTTGACTGTAATTTTAGTTTGGCTGATCCGTAAGCCAGTCGAGATAGAAATAGAGGTCAAAGAGCCTGTCGTGGAAGAAAAACAACCAGAGCGGAATTTGAGATATCTTCAAATCCACAGATATTACGGAGGATAGAATGAAATTTTGGGACATGATGAAAAAGTTTTTGAGCGTTGAGGAAGATGACTACATTCCTGAAAGCCAACATGAGCTGGAACGTGAGTTGGCATACGAAAGGTATAGGGTCAAGGAATTTAAGAAGTTGGCAGACCTGAAAGAACAGGAATGTGTTGGTAAAGCTAGGCTAATCCAAGAGTTAAATAGACGGATTGAGCATTTAGAGAAGGTTAACAGATGCCAAGCCGAGCTATTAGCAGATCGTGAGGTCTAGCTATGGTCTGGGTTGTTGCAAAAATAAATAAAAAAGGCCGTGGTCGGAAGTACCACTACAAGAGATCTTTTGATACCTGGCAAGAAGCCAGAGTTTATCAACAGGACTTGTTTAATAAAGGCATAAATGCCGAGATGTGAGAGGAGAGGAATGGACAACATAGCAACTCCACCACATGATGTCTTGGCTGAGCAGGCAGTCCTTGGTTCTATCTTCATTGACCCAGACAAAATTGTCTTAGTAGCTGAGCATCTAAAACCAGAAGATTTTTACAGACCAGGGCATCAGATAATCTTTCGGACCATGCAGAGCTTATCTGATAAAGGACAGGCGATTGATGCGGTCACAATGAAGACCGCTCTGGAAGACCAGGGAGACTTGAGCGGTGTTGGAGGATTGGCCTACATTGCTGAGATTATCAACGCTGTACCGACAAGTTCCAACGCTGAATTTTACGCTAAGACAGTCGCTGAGAAGGCCCTGCTAAGGAAAGTCATTGCCAATCTCTCAGATACGGTTACAGGTGCTTATACTGGTGAGATGTCTGCCAATGACCTGATTGCCAGGGCTGAACAAGCTTTGGTTAATGCCAGCAATTCCAATCACAATACAGGTTTCAAACCAATCTATGATGTGATTTTAGACAGTCATAGCAAGATTGAGCAACGCTCAAATGTGTCAAGCGATGTGACGGGCATTGCTACTGGATTTACCGATTTTGACAAGTTGACAACTGGACTGCATGAGGACCAGTTGATAATCTTAGCGGCTAGACCTGCAATGGGTAAGACGGCATTTGTCCTCAACATCGCCCAAAATGTTGCCTGCAAATCCAATAAGCCTGTGGCTATCTTCTCTTTGGAAATGGGTGCAGAGAGTTTGGTGGAGCGTATGCTTGCAGCCGAAGGGACTATCAAAAGCTATCACATCAGGACAGGGAAGCTGACACCGATTGAATGGCAACGGTTGATTTATGCTCAAGGTCAACTAGCAGAAGCACCAATTTATATTGATGACACAGCTGGCATCAGAATAGCTGAAATTAGGTCCAGAGCTAGAAAGCTGGCTCAAGCAACAGGAGGGTTAGGCCTGATTGTCATTGACTATCTGCAATTGATACAAGGGTCACGTTCGGATAACAGACAACAGGAAGTGTCTGAGATTTCCCGTCAGTTGAAGATTATTGCCAAGGAATTGAAAGTGCCTGTCATTGCACTATCACAGCTATCTCGAAGTGTCGAGCAACGGCAGGACAAACGACCAATCATGAGCGATTTGAGAGAGTCAGGTAGTATTGAGCAAGATGCTGATATTGTGGCCTTTCTCTATCGGGACGATTATTATCAGGACAAGAAAGACGATCAGCCAGAAAAGAACTTGACTGAGCTGATCATCAAGAAGAACAGGCATGGTGACCTTGGGACAGTCAAGATGTACTTCCACAAGGAATACACCAAATTTACAAATGCGGAGGAATGAGGATGATTAAGAAGAATGAAGTTACTGGATTTCTAGCCTTTTTCAAGTTCCCAAAACCCTTTATCTATGATGATAAATATAAAAACCTTAGCAACAACGCAAAGCTAATGTATATGTTGCTGTTTGGTCGGTTAGAGCTATCTATCAAAAATGGCTGGCATGACAAAGAAGGCAATGTCTTTCAATACTACACCAATGAGCAGTTGATGGTTGACTTGAACAGTAGTGAGAAGACCATCATAAAGTTCAAAAAAGAACTAAAAGATGTAGGTCTGTTAGAAGAGGTTAGACAAGGCAATAATTTACCTAACAGAATTTACATTAGTGCAGTTGATGGGGCTGTAAATAGTACAGTTTCGGAACTGGAAAATTTACAGTATGGAGCTGTAAAAAATACAGTATCGGAACTGGAAAAATTACAGACAAACAAGACTGAGAATAACAAGACTGATAAGAGTAATAATATAGATATTGTTTCAGAAGTGATACTCTATCTTAATCAAGTTGCTGGGACTAGATTTACTGCAGGCTCACCAGCTACAAAGAAACATATCAACGCTAGATTGAAGGAAGGTTACACACTCGAAGATTTCAAACAAGTTATTGACACTAAAACTAGCGAATGGAAAGGAACGGAATTTGCCAAGTTCTTGAGACCTGCTACTTTGTTTGGGACGAAGTTTGAAAACTACATCAATCAGCAACCACCCAGAAGCAGAAAGAACAATGCTACAGAAGTTGACGAAAGGTTGGGCTTTTAGATGAATCCATTCAAAAATTTTCAGACCAGGCAAGTCTTGGACGAAACCTGTGAGGTACACGGTTGTCAGCTTTGGTTGACCAAGGTACCAATTAAGGGACAGTTGGAAGAACTCAAACAATGTCCAGAATGCACCAAGGCAGCAATCCAGACCTTTGAAAGCAAGCTGAATAGTCAGAGCAAGGTCAACAACAAGCTTGCTGATACCTACGCAGTCTTTGAGAGAGACAGTCTGGTACCTGACAAGCTGAAAAGCAAGAGCCTTGATAACTATGAGATTAAGGCTGATATTGACCAGAAGGCTATCAATTTTGCCAAGAGGATTGAGCAATTTTATCGGCATGAGGGCTTTGGCAATGCCATTGTGACGGGACCGTCAGGAGTTGGCAAGAGCCATCTGACATACGGCTTGGCCAAGTACATGAATGAGCAATTCAAGGCTTACGGACATCCGAGGTCGGTGCTCTTTGTATCGCTGGTCACTTTGTTTACCAAAATAAAAGAGAGTTTCCACACAGACAACGGTTACTCTCAAGCTGAGATGATTGAGCTACTCAGCAAGGTTGACTTTCTCTTTCTGGATGACCTTGGGAAAGAGAGTCGGAAGGCTGACACTCGAAACAACGAGTGGACACATCAGATACTATACGAGATTTTGGATAACCGGAGCAACACGATCATCAACACGAATCTGACCAGTAAGGAAATCAAAACCCTGTATGCAGATGATTATGGCAACGGTGCCTTATCCAGTCGGATTTTAGAAGGTGTGGTTGGAAACAGCTTTGTATATCCGAAAGAGACGGAAGATAGGAGGTATTGATATTGAAGCTATGACGGTTTGGGCTCTCTTTGATAGTGGCAATGGTTCCTACACAAAAGGAGCTGCTACACTTAAACGTTCAGGGGGGGGGCGAACATTGATATCTATCCGATTGGGATAGACATAGAAAACAAGAACAATCACTTTATCAACTTGAATTTAGCTGACTATGGTAGGCTTTTTGGGGACAACACTCTATTTGACACTTTGGATAAATTACCAAAACCTGACCTGATAATCGCAAGTCCACCATGCGAGTCATGGTCCAACGCAAGTGCCATGAATGAAGGAAATGCCTGTTGGAAACAAGAAGACCTTTCAGATAGTTTATTCGTACCACAGCGTGAGGCTAGTATGTTTACAATCAGGAATAAGTCCGACTATGAACAGGCTTATATCAATTATCAGTACGATAGGCAGTTCATGAAGCGTGTCAATGGAGAACTATGTGCCTTCAACACTGTTGAGATTATCAAGCGGTACAATCCTAGATATTTCATCATTGAAAACCCTGCAAGTGGTCGGCTATGGAAGTACATTGAGGATATTATGGGATTTAAGTTACCTTACCTAAACATTACAAGGTACAACAACTATGATTATCCACTTCAAAAACCTACAAAGTTTGCTAGCAATATCAACTTAGATTTGAAAAACGAAATCATTAAACAGGAAATCGAGTGGGGACATTTTTCAAAGTCATACAATGAGAGGTCAAATATACCTCAGAAACTTGTGATTGAGATATTTAGCAAGGTATATAAGGATTTTATTAAATTAAATGATTGAGCTATATTTTATCTTTAACGGACATCGCAGATATTATCTTGGAAACTTTATTCAGGCCCAAGATGCTATCGATGCACTCAAAGCACACCAAAAAACATCATCAGCTATCAACAATCCACGTTTTCGCAAAAGTATGAGCGGAAATACTATCAGGATTGATTATGGGGCAGTTGATTGTTATTACTTGATTACAGTTTCAAAAGAAAAGGAGAAAGAACAAAATGAATAAAACGTTAGATGAAAAAGTCCAGCAGTGGTTTATTGACCGTAACCTACACGAAGCCAATCCAATCAAACAATTTGAAAAACTCATGGAAGAGGCCGGAGAACTCTTTGAAGGTGTAGCCAAAGGCAAGTCTGACTTGATTAAGGATGCCTTGGGTGACATGCAGGTTGTCTTGACAGGTCTTGAGTTGCAGATCAAGAATGGTGCTGATATTCGAGCAACACCAGAGGAAATGGAACTGCTGCTGATGGTTGTCAGTCTCGGTCATCTAGCTGATAAATTGCATAAGCATATCTTTTATGATGAGACCAAGACACCTCTTATCAAGCCAGATTTGATTATGTTACATAGCAATATCCATTCAGTCGCTATCCATAATTGCACCACGGCAGACACTTGCCTAAAAATCGCTTATGACGAAATTAAGGACCGTAAGGGCAAGATGATTGACGGAGTATTCGTGAAGGAGGCGGACTTGTGAGAAAGACTTTGACAGGTATCGGTAACTTTTGCATTTTACTATCAATCATTGTGAGCCCCTTGCTGATCATCTACAAGATTGACAAGCTAGATGCAAAGATTGAGCAACCCAAAATCATTGTCTATCAAGTGGACAATGCGGGAGCTGAAATGGTTGGTACTGTGACGGACAAGGAGATTATCCAAAGCAGATACATTGTGACGGTTGGAGCCTATGGGAAATTTATGGTCACTAAAGAGCAATATGACCAAATCAACATAGGCGACCCAATACCAGAATTTTTAAAAGGAAGAGGTAGTTGATGACACATTGTGATTTTACGACTAAACGATTGAATATGCCGACTGATGAAGGTCAGTTTACAGGGATTAGAGTTATACATGACAACGTGAACAATCCAAGCCATTATCAAGGCAACTATGGTATGGAGTCAATTGATGTGCTGAGAAACTTCATGACACCAGAACAGCTGAAAGGTTTTCATCTAGGAAATGCCTTGAAGTATCAGTTACGCTATCAAAAGAAAAATGGTCTGGAAGACCTGAAAAAAGCAAGAAAGAACCTTGATTGGTTGATTGAGGAAGAGGAAAAGAAATGCACAGAACAGTAGGTGTCCTTGAATTTAAAGAATTTATGGCACTTGAAGATGGTCAAGCTGTGCCAGTATATCTGCACAGTGCCAATCCGAATGTGCCAACAACCAACAAAGACGATGCAATGCGAGTGACCAAATGTCGCTACAAGAAAGAATTTGCTGATAAGTATATCTTCAGGAAGTTGGAGGCGGTATCTGATGATCAATAATGTTGTACTGATTGGTCGATTGACCAGAGATGTGGAACTACGCTACACACCTAATAATGTTGTAGTAGGTGCATTCACTTTGGCAGTCAACCGTAATTTTAAGAATGCAGCTGGTGACCGTGAAGCTGATTTTGTCAATTGTGTCATTTGGAACAAGCAAGCTGAAAACTTAGCCAACTGGACTAAGAAAGGTCACTTGATTGGTATTACAGGTCGAATTCAGACCAGAAGCTATGAAAATCAGCAAGGGCAACGTGTCTATGTGACTGAAGTTGTCGCTGAGAGTTTCCAAGTGCTTGAAAAGCGTGACAATAGTGCTAACTATTCAAGTATGGATGAGCAGATGCCACCGAATTTCAGCAGTCAGCCTATGGATATTACAGATGACGACTTGCCGTTTTAGGAGTGTTGAATGACAGCTGATATTGTTCAATTTATTCCAAAACATGATATATGTCACGAATGCTACAAGAGAAGAGCGACAAAGCTATGTGATTTTATAATTGGTCAAACAGGAATAACATTCTATCGGAGTTACAGTTTATTTAAAAATCAGCAACCAAGGTTTCTTACTTGCGACAAGCCACTCTGTGACAGATGTTCCAACAGATTTCACGGTATGGATTTATGTAAGAACCATAATAAAAAAATTACAGGAGGAAAATAATGAGTAGACCTAACCGCTATCCCTACTCTCAGGATCCATGGGTAATTGAAAAGACTAGGACTTTTTCAATTATCAATGGAAAGTATGGTACACACACGAAAGTCACGATGTATCGAAACCTATTTACAAGCAAAATCAAACATGATTGGATTGAATGGAGGACAGGATTTAATGACTAAACTTATTGGATTTGGCCGATGTTTCGGCAAAACTACAATGGCTATTTTGGAAAGTCATGCGACAGGTAATCAGATTATCTGTGCAAATAATAGAATTGCAAAGCATACCTCGGATTACGCAAGACAACTTGGCTATACTATTCCTCAGCCAATATCAATCAATAACCGTAACTTGAAAGAAGTCACCAGCAATCTCAATAGAGCAGGTCTTGGAGTTGTAGTCGATGATGTTGAAATGGTCTTGCGAGCACTGTTGGGTTGTCAAATTGATACTATCACATTTGATAGCCCGAATGTGATTAGTACAGAAGACCGCTACGTTGAAGAAATAGCTGAGCTTAAAAAGGAGTTGGCTGCATGCTACCGTGAAAAGGAAGAGGACCAGGCTATCATCGAGACCCTGAAAGACAAATGCGTGGACCTCATGCTTGAAAACGCAGATTATGTCTGGGACGAAATAGCCAGAGAAACAGCTAAGCAACGGGCAAATACAAGAAAATGGAGGGCGAAATGATTACAATTCAGCTTGATGAAGAGTTACTGACAGCACTTGTTTTTGCAGCAGCTCAAAGCTCATGTGGTTTCAATCGAAACACTTTGCAGGAGAACCAGTTGTGGCATCTACATTGCTGTGACTATAATGAACCAGTATATGAAGTGGCAAAGCAAATAAACCTTGATGACATTCAAGACGAAAGCTACAGAGCCTATTTTCAAGAAGTAAAGACGAAAGGTGATAAATATTATTCGGAGGTAGAAGAGGATGAAAAACAAAATTAAATTAGTATTAACAACTATTGGAGTGATTGGTATGTTAGCTGGGTGTTCTGACCAAGCTGATGTTGTTCGACATAACTTATCGGAAGAGGCAGACAATTTCAACGTAGTACGAAAGGTTACAGTATTGAATGCTATCACAAATGATGTGATGTTTGAGATGAGCGGTCGGATGTCAATTGTAGCAGACACGACAGATAATCAACTGGAAATTTTGGTCGAAACTGCCGATGAGGAATATCAAAAGCATATCATTGGATTGTCTGATAATGTATCCTATGTGGTCCAGGATGTGAAGACAAAGGATGTGTCGAATTACGATTACACTATCAACTTCAATCCGAAGATGTGGTTGCCACTGGAAGTCAAGGCTGTAGATTAGGAGGAACTATGATTTTACTTGAAATTATTAAATTCTTGGCAGCAATGATTGCGATTGCATTTCTGTTGGTTGTACTAATCGCTATCATCATGGGAGCTTGGGAGACTTATAAGAAACATGAACAAAAGAATCAAGAAAAAGAAAGCTAAACAAGCACGGCAACAAGAACTGGAACAGTTGGAACAGGAACTGGCCAAGTTGTCTACCGAACAACTAGATGGTGTGATAGTTCTTATCAACCAGTGTATCACAAATATGGCTGAGATAATCGCTCCAGTCATAATAAAACTCGTGGATGAGATTAGTTCTGATTTGAGTATGATAATGGAGGAACGACTTGACAAAGAAGACAGCAATCAAGACTAGACGTGATTTTCTTGAGTTTGAACTTGAAGCCAAGTATCTTAAGATTGATAAACTTATCGGACAGCGTCGTCACGAATTAGAAAGGCTCTATGCGGTTAAGAATTTAACAATACCAGACATAGACGATTCAGGAGCAAGTAGAAGTGGGACTTCATGCAATACATCCGAGAACCTAGCCATTGCTTACGCTAGTGATCCAATGATTCTAAGACTTGAAGAATTTCAGAGAGCTATTTCAAAATTATTGGACGTACTGGAACCTGATGATAAGAAAATATTCCACTTGAGGTGGGGAGAGCATACAGGATATGACTGGATTCAAATTTGGCACATTATGCAGAATGGAGAGACTGGTTATTTATATAGACATAGCAAGCAAATCTACAGAAGACGAGAAGTCATCCTTGACACTCTTGCGAAACTATTATTCATGTAACTTGTCAAAAAAATATATAGAATTGACAGAAACAATCTGATAGATTGATAGTGTCGCTAAGCACCGAGAAATCCTTGGTGCTTTATTTTTTACGAAAGGAGCAAAGTGATGAATATTGTTGAACCGCTAAGAGATAAAGATGATATCCAAGCTATGAAAGATTACCTCTTATCTTGGAATGAAAAGTATTACATGCTATTTCTTTTGGGAATCAACACTGGCTTCCGTGTTGGAGATATTCTGAAATTGAAGGTCAAAGATGTTCAAGGCTGGCATATTAAAATTAGGGAACAGAAGACTGGAAAATATAAGAGTATCAAGATGACAAGACCACTCAAAAATGAATTACGGGAATTCGTAAAAGATAGAGCCTTGCATGAGTATCTATTCCAAAGTCGAGTTGGCAAGAATAAAGCCCTCAGTTACAAGACAGTATATTGGTTTTTGAAAACAGCAGCTGAAGACTTAGGCATTGATAATGTAGGCACTCATACCATGCGAAAAACATTTGGCTATCATTATTACAAGAAGTACAAGAACGTTGCTGACTTGATGTCCTTGTTCAACCATTCAAGCCCAGCTGTCACACTAATTTATATCTGTGTAAGACAAGATGAACTTGACACTAAGATGAGTAATTTTAGTCTCTAATATTTTTTTGCCTTATTTCAACTATCTATAACGAGGAAGTTTCTAGTTTATTTTTAGGAGGTTGTCCGAAGCCTTGTTTTTATTGACTTTTTAGCATGAAACATAATTGGATAAAATATAAGATATAGATAGTTCAGAGTGGTTATTTTACATAATTTGAGCCGTGAAAAACAATCTTGTCAAAAAAATGGGTATTATTGACAAAAACAATCTGATATATTGGTAACATGAGTAAGAGGGACAGGTCGTTGACTTGTCCTTTTTCATTGACAAAGGAGGCAGGGACTTGAATAAAATATCAATACAATTTAGCAAAAAACATTTCATCGCCTCTAATTCAGCTTATGTACCAGTAAAGTATAAGTTGACTTTCAAACGTTCTTATTTTGATGACTTACTCAATTGTTTTAATAACGCAGCAATTGTCTTTAAGGATAACAATCTTTCAAAATTAAACTATCAAATTGATGCATCAATAAGAGCGAAGCTGTTCGCTATTTTGTATGCAAGTCTTGAGGATTACGATGAAGATTTCAGTACGTTTTTTATCTCACATTTTGAAGAAACAACCAATCAGCACTATTATCAGATAATAGAGTTACTTCAATCGTCACTACAGAGGTGATGTGTATGAAGAGTGTATATACAAAAAAAGTCAGACAATCCTTGAAGACAAAGAAGTGGGAAAAGTTCCGCGACAAGATGATGAGGAAGTCTGACTACCTATGTCAAGAAAGTTTGAGGTACGGCTTGTCGGTACCAGCTGAAATGATTCATCACATCTTTCCTGTGTCTGAATTTCCTGAGCTCGAGTTCGTAGAATGGAATTGTTTAGCGTTAACCAATCGCAAACATAATACATTTCACGATAGAGTCAATGACAAGGTTGTCGGTCAGGGAATTTATTGGCAAAAAAAGAGAAAGAAGGAATTTCAAAAATTTTATGGATACCCCCCCACTTTTTGAAATATTCTTGAGCGTCCTGGGAACCGGTGAAGGGAACTTTTTCCAAGTCGGAGGTGCTCAGAGAAAAAGGGGGTAAAAACTCAGCGATTTTTGAGAAAGGGGGTTAGTTTTTGGTTAGACCAATTACAGTAAAATCAATTAAGTCAAATGTGGTCAAGCAGATGAAAAACTTAGGCACTTATCGAAAAGAGTTTGAGATGATCATTGACATCTTTGCTGGAATGTTGTTTCAGTACCAAAAACTAGCTCAAGACTATGCTGACATGGGCTATCCTGTCACAGATGTCTATGTCAACAAAGCTGGTGCTGAGAATGAGCGCAAAGTTCCAATCTTGACTGCAATGGAAATACTCAGGAAAGATATCTTGAGCTATTCTAACCAGCTGATGTTGAATCCGAAGTCACTCGGTGAGGTTGTGGAACAGGACAAAGGCTCACCACTTACTGAGGTTATGAAGTTCAAGAATGAACTGAAAAAGAAGCGGGTGCAAGATGGATAAAGACTTTGAAAAACGTTTTGCCGATTTTCGCCATGCTACAACCAATCTTGGAAAAGCTAAAGCCTATGTTGATTATGTCCTGAGCTATCAAGAGGAACATAACGAAGAACGGATTTTGGCTGCTGAACGCTTTCTGAGGGATTTGGAAAACCCAGCCTATGAGCTTGATGAGGATATAGTGGATTTTGCTGTTCACTTCATCGAGAACTCAATTGTTCATCAGCAAGGAGATGACATGTTTGCCATGTCCATCCGTAACAAACCTTTGATTTTGCAACCGTGGCAACACTTCACAGTTGTCAACCTCTTTGGTTTCTATCACGCTGGGACAAATGAGCGTAGGTTCAAGGAAGCCTTGATAATGCTGGCACGGAAAAACGGTAAGACCAGTTTTACTGCTGCTATTGCTCTGCTTTATCAGATTTTGGATGCTGATAGTGGGTCAAAATGCTACATTGTGGCAAATTCAGTCAAGCAGGCCTTGGAAGCATTCAACTTTATCAAGTTCAACGTGGAGCGTTGGAATGATAAGTCTATCCGTATCAAGGACAACAACCAGGAACACTCCATTACAGCCAACTTTGGAGATGATGGTTCGTTTTATATACAGGCTTTGGCCAATGATGAGAGCCGTTTGGACTCTCTGAATGGAAATGTCACGGTCATTGACGAGGCTCACACTATGCGAAATTCCAAGAAGTATGGTCTCATGAAAAAAACAATGTCAGCATACCGAAACAGTATGCTTTTTGTTATCTCAACGGCTGGGGATATTCCAACAGGATTCCTTGCTAACAGGCTGAAATACTGTCAGAAGGTCCTCAAGCAGTTAATCAGTGATGAATCGCTATTCATTTTTATCTGCAAGGCTAACCAGACGACGGATGGAGATGTTGGAGACTATCTGGATGACAATGTTTTGAAGATGGCTAACCCTTCATGGGGTGTCACGGTATCCATGTCTGCTTTGAGAGCTGAGGCTGAACAAGCAATGAACGATCCACAGACCAGGAATGAGTTTTTCAATAAGACTTTGAATGTCTTCACTAACTCTATGAATGCTTATTTCAATCCTGATGAGTTCATAGCCTCGGATGACTGTTATGATTGGAGCTTGGAAGAGCTAGCACGCTTGCCTATTAAGTGGTATGGCGGTGCGGACTTGTCCCGCTTGCATGACTTGACCGCTGCTGCACTCTATGGCATCTACAATGACGGTGAGAAAGACATTGACATCTGTATCACTCACGCTTTCTTCCCTCGCGTCAATGCTCAGAAGAAAGCCAATGATGACGGCATCCCACTTTTCGGGTGGCAGTCGGACGGTTGGTTGACAATGAGCAACACTCCGACAGTACTCTATGATGATATCGTCAAGTGGTTTATCGAGATGAGGCAGAAAGGTTTCAAGATTGCTGCTGTCGGTATGGATAGAAAGTTTGGTCGTGAGTTTTTGAGCAAGATGAAAAAGGCTAAGTTCAAGATGATTGACCAGCCACAGCTTTTCTATCTGAAATCTGAGGGGTTCAGACGGATTGAGTTCAAGGTTAAGAATAAAGAGTTTTACTATCTTCATTCTGAGGCCTATGAATACTGTGTCAGCAATGTCAGAGCGATTGAGAAGGTGGACGATGCGGTGCAATATGAGAAATTAGACGGTGACGGTGGTACAGCAAGGATTGACTTGTTCGATGCCAGCGTTTTTGCTTGTATCCAGGCTCTTGCTAATCTTGGTAAGAACCAGAATGTGATGCAATTCTTTGATTAGGTGGACCATGAGAGAAATTGTTTTATCTGAACACGACATCAAAGTGTTAATCAACAAAGGAAAAGTAAGAGCAATGCTTGAAGGTGAGGAGATTTTGGTTCGTGAGTCATACAGAAAAGACCTCAGAGCTGAGGTTATCAAGTGGGATAAAGAGATTGTCGATGTCAGTCAGGACATCGTAAGAAATATGCCCTTTAATTCACTCTTTCAAGGAGCTGCACGGTAGAAAGGAGGTGAGAAAGAATGGGTTTCTTTGATAGGTTCCGTAAGAGGAGCAAGTCGCAGTCTACTGTGAGTATGCTTAGTCACTCGGATTTTGGAATTATCTTTGAGGGTGATGGTTATGTGCCGCTTGCTAGAAATCCTGATGTGATACTGGCTGTCAATAAGATTGCTGATATGGTGTCGAATATGACCATACATCTGATGGAGAATACAGACAAGGGTGATATTCGTATCAAGGACGGATTGGCTCGGAAGATTGACATCAATCCTTGTGCACACATGACCAGGAAGACATGGATTTTCAAGATTGTGCGTGACTTGTTGCTATATGGCGACGGTAATTCTGTCCTCCATGTAGAATATGACCCTGTGACAGACTATATTTTGAACTTGAGACCTTTCCCGATGGATGAGGTCTCTTTTAAGTCCAATGACTTAGACTATGTGATTTGCTACAAGGGTAGGGAATACGAGCCAGATGATGTTGTCCACTTTGCAATCAATCCTGATCCAGACAGCCCTTATGTCGGAACAGGGTATCGGCTGGCTTTGAAGGACATTGTCCGCAACCTAAACTTGGCTACTCAGACTAAAAAAGGCTTTATGAGTGGCAAGAATGTTCCGAGTTTGATTGTCAAGGTCGATTCATCCAGTGATGAGTTGGGTAGTCAAGAAGGCCGTGACAGGATTGCTAAGAAGTATCTATCCACAAGCCAGTCAGGAGAGCCGTGGATAATACCTGATGCCCTTATGGAAGTTGAGCAAGTCAAACCATTGAATCTGAATGACATTGCTTTGAATGAATCGGTTGAGATTGACAAGAAAACAGTAGCTGGGCTTTTGGGAGTGCCAGCTTTTATCCTGGGTGTTGGAGACTTCAACAAAGAAGAATACAACAACTTTGTCAATACCACTATCATGAGCATTGCCACGACGATTACACAGACACTGACAAGGGACTTGCTGGTATCTAGCAATCGTTATTTCAAGTTCAATCCACGGTCATTGTACTCTTACGATATTACCGAGCTGTCAACTGTTGCTCAACAGATGACAAACAGTGCTGCTATGCGTCGGAATGAGTGGAGAGATTGGGTTGGCATGACTCCTGATCCTGAAATGGATGACATCATTGTTCTTGAAAACTATCTGCCACAGGGCGAGCTAGGCAATCAGAGCAAATTAAACAAGGAAGGAGGAAATACCGATGCAGAAACGTAAGGCTTATATGGCCACACAATTTCAGACACGAGAAGAACAAGAGTCGGGTGATTTGATTTTGAGTGGCTACTTTATCAAGTTTGATGAAGAGACTGAACTTTGGCCTGGTTATTTTGAAGTGATTAAGCGTGAGGGTGTCGAGAAGGCTATTAAAGATGCCGACATCCGTGCCTTATTTAACCATGATCATAGTTTGGTACTTGGTCGGACTGGAAATGACACAGTGCGGCTCGGTGTTGATGATGTTGGTCTGTTTGGCGATATTATCATCAACAAGGATGACCCACAAGCGGTCGGTGCTTATGCTCGTGTTCAACGTGGGGATGTGATTGGTTGTAGTTTTGGCTTCTTCCCAATCAAAATCAACACGGAAGAGCGTGATGACGGTTCTTACCTGGACACTATCTTAGACCTTGAAATCTTTGAAGTTAGTCCTTGTACTTTCCCAGCATATCCACAGACTGAAATTGCTGCACGTCAGAAGGACTTCGAAAGTCAACTACGTGCAAATCGTGAAATGCTTGATCAGCGTAAAAAAGAAATAAAGGAGAAATTTAAGCTATGAACAAAGCTCTAATTTTTGGTGCTCGTATGCGAGCTAAAGCTACGAAAGTAGTTGAACTTGAAGAGTCCATCAAGGACTTGCAAAAACGTACTGCTCTTGAAGCAGAGAAGTTGGAACGTGCTGAGACTGAGGAAGAAGTGTCAGCTGTTGAGAAAGATCTTGAAGAACTTCAAGCAGAACTGGAATCCAAAGAAGCTGAAAAGGCTGAATTGGAAAAGGAAATCGAGGACCTTCAAAAGCAAATCGATGAACAAAACCGCAAAGCTCCACGCTATGGAGACAGTCGAGGAGGTAAGAAAGACATGGACAAAGAAACTCGTGAAGCATTTAATCACTATTTGCGAACCAAGGGGCAAATGCGTGACGGATTTAAGTCTACTGAAGGAGAGGCCCTAATCCCAGAAGATTTGCTTCGTCCTAAAGAAGCTAAACGCGATGAGACAGATTTGACATCCTTGGTAAACGTTGTTAAAGTACGCAATGCAAGCGGTAAGTGGTCTGTGATTAAGTTGACTGACCAGGTCATGAATACGGTTGAGGAGTTAGCTGAGAATCCTGACTTAGCAAAACCTACCTTCACAAAAGTTTCATACGAGATTGAAACTCGTCGTGGTCATTTGCCAGTTTCTCAAGAATTGATTGATGACGCTGATTATGATGTAATGGGGCTTGTCGCTAAGCAAGCAATGAATCAGGAACGTATCACTAAGAACACCGAAATTGCGAAAGTATTGAAGAAAGCAACTGCAAAAAATGCATCTGGACTTGATGGTTTGAAAGATATTTTAAATATTGAATTGAAACCATACTACAATGCTAGTATTGTAGCTACCCAGTCTCTTTTCGCAGCTTTGGATAAAATTAAGGATAAAGACGGTCGATATATGTTGCAGACGGATATTACCTCTCCTACTGGGTACAAGTTTGCTGGTCGTGTGATTTATGTTTATCCAGATGATGTTATTGGCACTTCAAAAGGCGATATGAAAGCATTCATCGGGGATGTGACAGAGTTTGCAACGTTATTTGACCGCGCTCAAACGACTGTAAAATGGCAGGATGATAAGATCTATGGTCAGTATTTAGCAACTGCTAACCGTTTCGATGTAGAGGTTGTCGATGCTGACGCTGGTTTCTATGTGACTTACACCGATGCCGTTCTGTAAGGAGGTAGTCAATGGTTTACAAAGTTATCCGTCCTTTCAAGGACTTAACAGACCCAAACAAACATGATTATGCTTTGGATGAAACCTACCCTCGTGATGGTCACAAACCTTCGGATGATTTCATCCAAGGTTTGCTGACTGGCTCAAATTCAGCTGGGTCAATCTTTTTGGCTACAGTTGATGAGGAGCCAGAGCTTCAAGAAGGCGATAAGTCTACTGAAGTGGAGCCAGAGCTCCAAGAAGGTGATAAGTCTACTGAAGAAGAGCCAGAGCTCCAAGAAGGTGATAAGTCTACTGAAGAAGAGCCTGACCTTCCAGAGGGTGACAAGTCTGCCGAGGAAGTTCCAGCAGAAAAACCAAAGCGGAAACGTACCACTAAGAAAGCAGAGGAATAGTCATGGACACTGATCAGCTATTAGAACTGCTTAAACTGAAGCTAGGTATTTCAACCACTCTCAGAGATAAGCCGTTGAAGAAAATTCTTGATGCCGTCATTTCTGAATTGTCACAGACTTTCGGTGTTGAATTGGATTCTAATAGAGCTGATCATGAGATGTTTGTGGTTGATTTCGCTGCTTATCGCTATGAAGGTGGTGTGGACATGCCACGTCACCTTCAATGGCGATTACATAATCTGCAAGTTTCGTCAAAAGGAGTGACAAGCAATGTGGAATCATGAAATCACTCTGGTAGCAAAGAAAATCACTGGGAAAGACAAGCTGAAGCAGAACATCACTGAGGAAGTCAAAACTGTTCTACTGTGTCGCAAGAAGTCAATTACTAGGTCAGAATTTTATCAAGCTAATCAGGCAGGTATTCGTCCAAGCCTGGTTGTTGATATTCATAGTTTTGAATACAACAATCAAGAATTGGCCGAATTCGAAGGTAAAAGATACCGCATCCTCAAGACCTATCCTGTTGACCTTGAAACTCTTGAATTGACTTTGACGGAGAAATTATCATGAGTAAGGACTTAGCCAATGAGATTGCTAAAGCTTTAGCTGAGTATTCATCTGAGATAGAAGATGAGGTAGATCTTATTGCTGAAGATGTGGCCAGTGAAGCCGTGGACGAACTGAAAGTGACTAGTCCTAAAAGGTATGGAAAGTATGCTAGGAATTGGCGGTTTAAAAAGAACGCTACGGGGTCGTATGTGGTACATAATGCTGCACCAACTTACCGACTTACTCACTTATTGGAAAACAGTCATTTGTTACGAAATGGCGGCCGTAGTAAAGCACAACCTCATATCAAACCTGTTGAAGAAAAGGTCAAAGAAAACTTTGAAAAACGGATTAAGGAGCTTGGTCGATGAAGCTATCAGAATTTGCAGATATCTTGGAACAGGCTGGTTTGCCTGTAACCTATCGAGCATATCAAGAGGGGAATGTCCCTGATATGCCTTACCTTGTGTATTTTGAATCTAATCCTATTGTCAATTCTGCCGACAATAAAAGAAACCACGAAATTAAGTCAGTGGTTGTTGAGTTGGCATTTGAGAGAAAGGATGAGGATTTGGAGGAGCGTTTGGAAGAGCTATGGTCTAACCATGAGCTCTTTTTTGAAGCTCAAGAAGAAACTTTTATTGAGACTGAAAGGCTCTATGTCAAGCCTTACACAGTCTATCTCTACTAGAGGAGGAATGACATGGAAAATAAAGTGACCTATGGTCTGAAAAATGTACACGTTGCACCAGTTACTAGCATCAGTGCTGAGACAGGGGTGCTGACATACGGAGAGATTTTCCGTTTCCCTGGTGCAATGGAAATCACTCTTGAACCCAAAGGGGAATCAGGTGCTATTCAAGCAGATGATATTGATTATCACTTCATGAATGCCAACGAAGGTTATGAGGGCAAATGGAAAGTACCTCATATTATTGATCAATTTGCTACCAAGATTCTTGGTGAAATCAAAGACACTGAGACTGGTGTATTGACAGAAAAAGGCGATGCCGAGCCAACACCGTTTGCCTTGATGTTTGAATTTTCAGGGGACAAGAATAAGACCCGACATGTGTTCTACTATTGCTCTGCTAGCCGTCCAGCAACTGGCTCTAAGACAAAGAGCGGTACAAGTGTCAATGAGCGAGAATTGACCTTCAATGCTAGCCCACGTCCGCTTGATACTGTAGTGAAACGCTCGGTCACTTCGGCAGACAAGAAAGAAGTCTATGATAATTGGTTCAAAAAAGTCTATGAGCCAGCTGCAGTTGGTGGATAAGGAGGTCTTGCATGCGTAAAATTATTCCGATTGGTGATCAGGAGTATGAGTTGGCCACAAATGGCTATACTCCGATTGCTTACAAGGAAGAGTTTGGTAAGGACTATTTCCAAGACCTATTCTCAATGTTGAACAGTCAAGCACTCTTGTCTGAACTGGATAAGTTGGAACCTGGTCAGGAATTGCAAGCCAGCAATATCGATATGTCTGTCCTTGCTGACTTTGACATGACTTTCTTCAATCGTCTTTTCTGGACCTTTGCCAAGTCTGCCAATCCACGGACCAAGCCTTATGCTCAATTCTTCATGGAAATGGAAGAGTTCCCTGTCCAAGAAATCGGACAAGACCTGATGGAAATGTTGAATGCGAGTATGCAGACAAAAAAGAAACAGACTCGTCAGAATCTGCAAGCGATGAAATCTTTACAGTAGAATCCTATCTCTCTTGTTGCAAAGAGACTGGTCTGTCTATTGATGACCTAAAGCATATTTCAATCGGAATGGCTCTGGATTATCAGACGGATTATGTGAATTTACGCAGTAAAGATAAGGGTGGCGAAAGAAAAGCTACTCAAGAAGATTTTGACAACTTTTAAGAAATTAGCAGTGCTGAGAGAGTGATTCTAGGGTCAAGTTCCTTGTAATAAGTGGACTTTCGGTCATAGATGAGCTTGTGAGCTCTGCTATTTTTCGTTTGAGGTGGGAGGGTCGGCAATTTTCAAAGGGAAGGAGGAAACCAATGGCAAGTAATATCAAAGGAATTAAGATTGAAATTGATGGAGACACGCAACCCTTGCAGAAGGCTCTGAAAGATGTCAACAAGAACGCTACCGAAGCAACCAAGGAGCTGAGACAGATTGACAAGGCTTTGAAGTTTGATACTGGCAATGTAACCTTGCTGACTCAGAAACAGGAAGTCTTACAACAGCAGGTATCAAATACCAAGGAGAAGCTTGAGACTCTGAGACAAGCTCAAGCACAAGTTGAGAAGCAATTCCAGAATGGAGACATCGGAGCTGATCAGTACCGTGCTTTCCAACGTGAATTGGAAACTACTCAAAATGTCCTCAAGGGTTACGAGAATAAACTAGAGAATGTGAACAAGGCCTTGGCTAGTAACGGTCAGGCAACGAATAACAATATTTCTCAGCTCAATAATCTCCAAAGTGAGCAGAGTCAGTTAGCATCCGAAATGGACAAAGTGACCAGTGCTTTTGAATTGCAAGAAAGTGCACTGGGAGCTAATGCAACTGAAGCTGAAAAGAATGCACTTGCTCAGAAGAAAATTGGAGCTCAGTCAGAAATTGTTTCAAAGCAGATTTCGACTCTTGAACGGCAACTCGAACTGACTAAGCGAGAGTATGGAGAGAATTCAACTCAAGCTAATAAGATGGAAGCTGAGTTGAACCAAGCCAAGACAGCACTCAACAATCTCAATAATGAGATGAACGAAACCAAGTCGGCTGCTGATGGCGCTCAAAATGGCATGGATGCCATGTCAAACACTATCAGAGCTGAAGCGCTCCAGCAGACCAGTGAAAAACTTGGACAACTGTCTCAAAAAATTCTCGAAGTTGGGGCTGATTCGATGGAAGCAGCTGCCAAAGTCCAGGCTAGCAATTCTCAATTCACGACTGTTTTTGGTGACATGGAAAGCCAAGCTAGGCAGTCACTTAACGCAATTGGTGATGAGATGGACATTGTTCCTGAACGACTGCAAGGCTCATTTACTCAAATGGCATCCTTTGCTAAGACATCAGGAATGGAAACTGCTGACGCTCTTGATTTGACTACTCGAGCAACAAGAGCAGCTGCTGACGGTGCCGCTTTCTACGATAAGTCCATTGAAGAAGTGACGGAAAACTTACAGTCCTTCTTGAAAGGGAATTATGAAAATGATGCAGCTTTGGGTATATCAGCAACTGAGACAACTCGAAACGCTGCTGCAAACAAGCTTTATGGGAAATCATTCAATGAACTGAGTGAAGCCCAGAAACAACTGACCCTACTACAAATGGTCGAGGATGGGAATAAGCTATCTGGAGCTCTTGGTCAAGCCGCTAGGGAATCAGACGGGCTTGAGAATGTACTGGGGAATTTGAATCAATCAGGGACTAACGCACTTTCTGCACTTGGTCAACCTATTCTTGAAATGTTGATTCCAGTATTCCAGTCATTGGCTGACATTATCAATCAAGTTGCAACTTGGTTTACTAATTTGTCAACTCCTATCAAGCAAGCCATTGTTATGTTTGCAGGAATACTTGCCGTAGTTGGTACATTGTTACCTATATTCTTAGCCGTACAAGTAGCAGCGGCTGCAATGGGGACAACCGTAGTCGGGATGATTACAGCCTTTGCTCCAATTGTAGCAACAATTATAGGCATTGTAGCCGCTATAACACTTCTTGTCATCGGCATTAAGGAGCTTTGGCAAAACAACGAAGGTTTCAGGAATGCTGTAACAGAGATTTGGACAAGTATCCAAGATTTCATCTCCAATGCTATCCAAGCTATTACTACTGTTATTCAGACAGTTTGGGGGGCTTTGACAGAATGGTGGACTGCTAACCAGGATACCATTTATCAAACAGCCAGCACTATCTGGAATGCCATATCCACAGTGATAGGTACAATCATTCAAACTGTCAGTACAATTGTTCAGACAGTTTGGGGCATTCTGACAGAGTGGTGGACAACCAATCAAGATACCATTTTAACAACTGCTAGTGGTGTTTGGACTATGCTATCAGAATTAGTCACTATGGTGGTCAATGCAGTCAATACAGTTGTTCAAACGGTATTCGGAGGATTGGTAGCCTGGTGGGACACTAATCATGCTTGGATCATGGACATTGTGAATACGGTATGGACAACAGTTCAAACTTCAATCAGTACAGCTATCCAGACTGCCACAGACTTTGTCATGTCAATCTTCGGAGGCTTAGTAGCCTGGTGGAACGAGAATCAAGCCCTTATCCAGAGTACAGCTGAAATAATCTGGACAGGCATATCGGCAATCATTGGAACTGTGATCAATGTTATCACAAGTGTTATTCAAACAGCAATGGAATATCTTGGTCCGTACATTCAAGCTGCATGGACTAACATTCAGACTATCATTTCAACGGTCTGGAACGTTATTACTACTGTTGTCCAAACGGCAATTGCCATAGTTCAAGGAATTATCACAGCTGTTATGCAAGCTATCAATGGAGATTGGTCTGGTGTTTGGACCACTATCCAGAACACCATGTCAACAGTTTGGAATGCCATGCAGTCCATTGTTTCTTCAGTCATTTCAGCTATTTCAAGCGTAATTTCTTCAACGTGGCAAGGTATCTCAGGAACTGTCAGCAACATCCTCAATGGGATATCAAACACGGTTTCTAACATCTGGAACGGCATCAAGAACAGTATTTCTAATGCCATCAACGGTGCAAAAGATGCGGTATCAAATGCTATCAATGCTATCAAGGGCTTGTTCAACTTCCAAATCCGTTGGCCCCACATTCCTTTGCCACATTTTAGCATCTCTGGCTCAGCCAACCCCTTGGATTGGTTGAAAGGTGGAGTGCCGAAAATCGGTATTGAGTGGTATGCGAAGGGAGGTATCTTGACCAAGCCGACAGCATTTGGTATGAACGGTAACAATCTAATGGTTGGCGGTGAGGCAGGCAATGAAGCTATCTTACCACTTAATGATAAGACACTCGGAGCAATTGGCCGTGGTATCGCTCAGACAATGGGAGGTAGTACACCAACCATTAACATCACCATCACAGGCAATGTTGTCCGTGAAGAAGCTGATATCACGAAGATTGCCAATCAAGTCGCTCAGCGTATCGCAGATGAGCTTCAACGTAAAACACAATTGAGAGGAGGGTAAACATGATTAGACATAATGAATTAGTGATTGACGGTGTGAAGACATCGTCTTTTCCTTTCAAAGTGATTGTGCATGAGTCCCCTTCCGTCACGTTGGGAGATAGCAAGACCAATCTGCTGGAACATGACGGCATCAGTGGAGCGATTGTGCAGACCAACAAACACCGCAGATTGATTGAAAAATCCTACACTATCTATCTTGTCAAACCAACAGAGGAGCAATTGAACAAGTTCATGAGCTTGTTTATCCGCGAGAAGTTTTGGCTTGAGAATGAGCGTGTGAAGACTACACGGCTCTGGTGCTACAAAGCAAGCGCCACGGATGCGGAACAAGAGAAACCTGGTCTTTATGTGACCAAGGTAACCTTTACTTGCCACCCTACTAAGTTTTTTAAGAACACAGACACCCAGACCTTGACTGGGAATGGAGTTTTAAGGGTACAAGGGTCAGCTCTTGCTTTTCCTAAGATTACTGTGGTTGGCCAGAGCGCTGCTGAGACATCGTTTACGGTGGGGAATCAAGTAATTAAGCTTGAAAAGCTCTCAGAATCGCTTGTGATGACCAATGATCCTGACAATCCTAGCTTTAAGACAGCTACTGGCAACCTCATCAAGTGGGCTGGAGATTTTATCACAATTGATACTGCCAAGGGGCAGAATGTTGGTGTGGTATTGGGACCAGGCATAACGTCATTAAAATTTGAAACAGTTTGGGGGTGGGCATAGTTGCTTTATTTACTTGATAAAGATGTCAAGACAGTTAAATGGAATGGTATTCCACTTCATGAGGCTAGCTCTGCCATTGTCAAAGAAGAAACAAACGGTGATTTCTACATAACTGTCCGCTATCCTATCACTGACTCAGGTATCTATCAGCTTATCAAAGAAGATATGCTGATAAAGGCACCTGCACCTGTGCTGGGTGCTCAGCTCTTCCGCATCAAGAAACCTGTTGAGAACGATGATAGTCTGGACATTACTGCCTATCATATCTCTGATGATGTCATGCAACGGTCTATCAACCCTCTTAGCGTGGTTGGTCAAGGTTGTGCTATGGCTCTCTCTCAAATGGTCCAAAATGCCAAGACGGACCTTGGGACTTTTTCGTTTACAAGCGACATCATGGATAGTCGGACCTTTAACACGACAGATGCAGAGACTCTTTATTCAGTCTTACTGGATGGAAAGCACAGCATTGTTGGTACGTGGGAGGGTGAGCTTGTCCGTGATAATTTTGCTCTGACTATCAAGCGGAGCCGTGGAGCTGATCGTGGAGTAGTTATCACGACACACAAGAACCTCAAGTCTTACCAACGGACCAAGAACTCTCAAAGCGTTGTCACTAGGATACACGCTAAGTCAACTTTTAAGCCAGATGGTGCTGAAGATGAAGTGACGCTCAGAGTGACTGTTGACAGTCCACTTATCGGCAATTATCCATATATCAACGAAAAAGATTATGAGAATAATAACGCTAAAACAGTGGATGAGCTGAGAAAATGGGCTGAAGCTAAGTTTAAGAACGAGGGCATTGACAAGGTCTCTGATGCCATTGAGATTGAGGCCTATGAGCTTGATGGGCAAGTTATCCATCTAGGCGATACAGTCAACATCAAGAGCAGGAAGCACAACGTTGATATTCACAAAAAGGCTATTGCTTATGAATACAACGCTTTGACCGAAGAGTATATCTCTATCACGTTTGATGACACGCCTGGTGTTGGTGGCTCTGGTGTGTCTAGTGGCGTGTCTAATGCTGCTGATGTTATTTTGGAAGTAAATGCAAATGCTCAAGAAATTGCAGTTGAGAGAGCTATCAAAAATGCCAACCAAGCCTTTGACGCTGAATTTGAAAAGCGAGTTGAGGAAATCAACGACGGTATCGAGCAAGCTAAGGCAGAGGCTGAGCGGTATGCTGATCAGATAAAGACTGAGATTAGTCAGGAATTTGATGCTTTTGAACAAGAGTATCAGGTAACCAAACAAAGTCAAAGTCAGCAGATAGCTGACATCTTGGCAAAGGCTCAAGCTAATACCATTTTGGCTACTGATGCAAAAAATATTGGCAATCAAGCAAAAGCAGATGCAGCTAATGCTCTGTCAAAAGCTATTCAGTATAAAAATGAGGCGATTGCTGAAGCAACACGGCTTGACACAGTCGAAAGACAGGCTACGGAAACAAAGTTGGCAACAGCTAAGAGTCAAGCAATATCAGAAGCAACTAGGCTGGTTGAAACTGCCAAAAGCTTATTATCTGGACAGATATCTAATATATCTACAGATTTGAGCCAAACCAAGGAAGCTATCAAGTTGCTTGCCACCAAGGCAACTGTTGATACGCTGACTGGTCGTGTATCGTCGGCCGAGGCTATGATACAAGTACAGGCTGACCAGATTTCTCAACGTGTCAAAACAAGCGACTTTGACCAAGCGAAACAGCGTATTTCAACGGCTGAAAGTTCCATTACCCAGTTAGGGAATCGCATTACAACTGAGATTAGTGAGACGGTGGCGAAGATACCACAACACGCAGGAAGTCGCAACTATATAAAGAACTCTAAATTATATGATTATGTAGTTACTTCTGTCGCTACTCAAGATGTACGATTTTTTATTGTTGAGGATTTTTGGAAAAATTCAAGACGGTTTGAACGTAACATGGTTAGAGTAAGCTTTGATGTTACTTTCAATCCTGCATTGCCTAGAGATATTTCAACAAATGTTCATTTTTCATCTAGTCCATGGTATCAGCCTGGAGGAATTACGTTCAAAGGGAATACAACAAGGAAGCAACATTTTGACTTGCTGTTTGACTTAAGCAGTGCATCAGAAACGTATTTTACAGACAATATATTTATTCGATTTAATAATACTTTCCCGCTTGCAACAAATGTCAAAATCGAGCAAATGACTCTTTATCTATCTGAGTTGACCGAATTGTGGACACCGGCTACGGAAGATCTAGTGAATGATATCAGCTCCGTTAGAACGATAATCAATCAGACAGCAGAAGGTCAAGAACAATTGTCAATAAGGTTAACAGAGACCCAAGGAAAAGTGACTACTGCTGAAACTAACATCAGGCAGTTAGTCAATGATGTCAGTTCAAAGGTCTCTCAAACAACTTTTGACAATCTAAAACGGACAGTTGATAGCCAAGGAACTTCCATTAGTCAAAACCAATCTGCTATTGCTCTTAAGGCGGAAAAGACTTATGTAGACGGAGTGAAAACAACCGCTGACAGCGCCTTGTCTAAAGCCAATAGTAATGCTGATTCAATTAGGACTACAAAAGCTGAATTGAAAGTCACATCTGATGCAGTTGCTACAAAAGTCTCTCAGAGTGATTTCAACGCTGTTGACCAGCGACTAACAAGTGCTGAAACCACAATTAGAACCCAAGCCGGTTTAATTGAACAACGGTTGACTAGCACCCAGGTAGATGCAGCTATTGTAGGCAAAGGCTATCAAACTGCATCGCAAGTAAACACTGCAATAACTAGTAAAGGATATCAGACCAAAGCAGATGTCGACAAAAATATCACAGATAGAGGCTACATTACGAATAGTGCACTACAACCGTACGTTACTTCAACTGTATTTGAAAACAAGGTTAGAGAGACCACAGATAGTTTCAGTAGATCAATCACTGAGACCAAAGCGCTAATTCCAACTGATTTCAGCGGAGGAAACCTCATCAGAAATGGTGCTTTTCCAACAATACCCTGGTCAGGTTCAAGGGTTGCAACGCATAGTTTTTATTACAATTCACAAAAAACGCTATTCTTACTTGAAACTGCCTCGACTACCAACGAGGCGACATCAGGCTCTAGCTATTTCAAAGTAAAGCGAAACACAGACTACACGCTTAGCTTCATTGCCTTCTCTGCAAGTAGAGTTAAGAGTTCAGACGTTTGGTTCTTAGGACGAAAAACTGGCGAAACTCAAGGTTTTACGTCAACAAATATCTTGATTTCGTCAAGGAAATTTTCCCCGAGCTTTGCTGAGTATATCACTGCTACATTCAATAGCGGTGAGAATGATGAGGCCTATATCAGATTTGATAACAATGGCTCAACTGATGGACAAATGGCTGCCATGTTTTTTGGGGAAGTCATGCTCGTTGAAGGTAATACAGCCAGAAAGTGGGAAGCTTGCTTTGATGATTTGGTGACGGAGACAAAATACAACGAAGTCAAGGACACGGTGGACAGCCATACCAGGACAATTGGAGAACAAGGTAACTCTATTTCTCAAGCTATTCAGACAGCCCAAGGACTAGTCACTAGGGTCAATAATTTGAAATCTGGAAGTAGAAACTATTTGCTTAATTCAAAATTAACGACAACTGACATGACTGGCATTTCCGATACTGGTTCATTAGATGTACCTATCAACATTTCAGCTGATTGTTGGAAGCATGATGATGTTTATAAAAACCAAAAAATTAGGCTATCTCTTTATTATCAATCAAGTGTTGCCTATTCTACTTCAAGAACATTTCCAGTATATTTCAGAAAATCACCTTGGTATCAAATTGGAACAATCACTTATCCAGCTAATACTGTTAAGCTGATGAAGTTTGAATTTACTTTTGGAACAATGCCTACAGGATTTGATGCAACTCAAATTTTCATCCGATTTGACAGGACTCTTGATCGTGGACGTGTCCACACGATTGAAAGAGCACATCTTGAAGTAAGTGATATGTTTTCCGATTGGTCTCCAGCTCCAGAAGACGGAAACCAGGCTATCCAAGCCGTATCAACCCAAGTCAACACTCTTGCAGGGTCATGGTCTGTACAGAACCTGAACAGCTCTGGCGACATCTTGTCACAAGCCAACCTATCATCCACTCAATTCTTGCTTGAAGCGGCTAAAATACGTTTGAAGGGCAAGACCTTGGCTGATGAGATTCAAGCGATCGATGGTAAGTTTGGAACACTTTTTGTCGCAGACGGCACTTTTGCCAAATTAAATGCAACTGTCATCGGCTCTCAAGCAATCACGGCTGACAAGCTGAAGGTAGACCAGGCATTTTTTGACAAGTTGATAGCTAATGATGCCTACTTGAGACAACTTTTTGCCAAGTCAGTTTTTACCACTCAGGTTCAGTCTGTCACATTGTCGGCAAGTAAGATTTCAGGTGGAATTTTGACCGCGACCAACAAAGCTATGGAAGTCAATCTAAACGCAGGCCAAATTATGTACTACACAGACCAAGCAGCACTCAAGCGTGTTTTAAACGGCTATCCTACCCAGTTCGTCAAATTCGCAACTGGTACAGTTACTGGGAAGGGCAACGCAGGAGTAACCGTGATAGGCTCCAACCGTTGGAACTCCGAATCGTCAAATGACGGTGGCTTCGTGGGAATCCGTGCTTGGAACGGTGCAAATATCGATTCGCTTGACCTTGTTGGTGACGATATCAGGTTGGCAAGCTCTGCTTTTGATAATCCTGACGGTTGGGATGTAAGGACTCTTGACTCTGGTCTAAGAATTGCACCTCACAATAGAGCAGCAGAGCGGAATAGTCGAATTGAGGTTGGAGATGTGTGGATTATGAAAGGCGACGGAACCTATTCATCATTACGCGACATTCTCAACTCTTTCAACGGAAACTTCTCAAAAGGTCCAAATGCTGATTCTTACACTTACTACCCTAAAGGTTTTTAAAACTAGAAAGGAATAACATGAACCAAGAACAACAACTTATTCAGGCTTTACGCTTGACCATCAATGGTTTGATAGAACAGTTGACCAGTGAATCAACCACAAAAAACTTATTGGCTATCCAGCTGACAGATGCTGAACAGAGCAATAAGGTACTCACTCAGCAAAATGCAGAGCTTCAAGCACGAGTATCCGAACTGGAAGCTCTACTCGATGAACAAACCAAACCAGAAACTATTGCACAAGAAGAAAAAGGAGAATAATCATGACTCAAACTACTAACAACACATTGCTTAACCTCGAAGAAACTACTCAACCATTTGACCTTGCTACTGCATTACAGTACATGAAGGAAAACGGGGAATTCATTCGCTGTAAGAATGCGACAAATGATTTCTACATGTACCGTGATGTTCAACGTCGCCCTGGTATCGTCAATGGCCGCCGTCAATTCGTAGAAGTTGAAACTGTGTGGGCCTTTAACCAGTGGGGCGGAACTACAACGACAATCAACGTTGCTGATCTCTTTAATGAGGAGTTCTACATCATGCAATTTGATGAGAATGGCAATCCTGACTGGACAGACCCAACATCGCCAAAAGAATAAAGGAGTGTCAAATGTATTTTCTAACTATCCAACCACATCCACATGGGATGTTTGATTTTTTACGCGAGCTAATCGCAACAGAGGACGGCCTGGTCCTCTTTTTGCTTGGGCTAATCGTCGTTATGGAAATTGTTGATTTCTTATCCGGCACGTTCGCCGCTATGATTAACCCAGACATTGAATACAAGTCTAAAATCGGTATTAACGGCCTGATTCGCAAGATGATGGGTATTATCCTGCTGACAGTCTTAATTCCAATGTCGGTGCTTCTACCTGAGCAAACAGGTGTAGCTTTCCTATACACAATCTATGTTGGCTATCTCATCTTGACCTTTAAGAGTTTGGTCGAAAACTATGGCAAGGCCAAAGGTGACACATCAATTTTCGAAAATGTGACAGCAGCATTTGAAAAGCTGATTGGAAAAGGCAAATGAAACTAATCAAAGCAATCCTGATTATTATTGTTTTGGGAGCTATGACGCCTATTTTGTGGGTGCTAGCTCCTTTTTATCTCGAAGAAGGAGGAAATCATGACAATCAATCTTGAAACATCCATTCGTTGGATGAACGATCGTGTCGGCAAAGTCTCTTACTCAATGGACTATCGTAACGGTCCGAATAGTTATGACTGCTCTAGTGCTGTATATTATGCGCTAATGGCGGGTGGTGCAATTTCTGCAGGTTGGGCGGTTAACACTGAGTATATGCATGACTGGTTGATACGTAACGGATATGTTTTGGTAGCTGAAAATAAACCATTTAACGCTCAAAGACACGACGTTTGTATTTTGGGTAAACGTGGTTATTCGAGTGGAGCAGGCGGTCACGTCGTTATCTTTGTGGATAATGTTAATGTGATACATTGTAACTATGCACGTAACGGAATTTCCATTGATAATTATAATCAAGTGCATCGTGGTATGTATTACTATCTATATCGCCCAGCAAATCAACCCAGCATCAGCAACAAATCATTGGATCAGCTTGTTAAGGAGACTTTGGCTGGGGTACATGGCAACGGGGACACCCGTAAGGCAAGTCTTGGCAGTCAATACGAGGCTGTCATGGCGGTTATCAATGGCAAAGCTTCGGCAAGCGAGAAATCTGATGAGGAACTTGCTAGGGAAGTCTTAGCAGGTAAGCACGGGTCTGGAGAGGACCGAAAACGGTCACTAGGACCACGCTATAAGCCTGTTCAAGCCAAGGTCAACGAATTACTCAAGGCTAAGGAAAAACCGTCTGAGGTGGTCAAAAATGAGCCACAGACGGTGCAATTCAAAGAGGATGGTGATTTGTCGTTCAACGGTGCCGTCCTGAAGAAAGATGTGCTGGACAAGATTCTTGCTAACTGTAAGAAACATGACATCCTTCCAAGCTATGCTTTGACCATTCTGCACTATGAGGGGCTTTGGGGCACTTCTGCTGTCGGTAAGGCCGACAACAACTGGGGCGGTATGACCTGGACTGGCCACGGCAACCGTCCGAGTGGTGTTGTGGTGACTCAAGGTTTGGCTCGACCATCAAATGAGGGTGGCCACTACATGCACTATGCCACTGTGGATGATTTCCTGACGGACTGGTTCTACCTGCTTCGCAAGGACGGGTCTTACAAGGCATCTGGTGCATTGACCTTCAGCGAGTCCATTAAGGGCATGTTCAAGGTTGGCGGAGCTAAATACGACTACGCAGCTGCTGGCTACGATAGTTACCTGGTCGGCGCCACTAGCAGGCTAAAAGCTATCGAGTCCGAAAATGGCAGTCTGACACGGTTTGATGCCACATCAAATAATGTCCATTCGGTTGACCCTGATAAAATCTCTGTTGATATTGACGGCATTGAAGTTACGATCAATGGTGTAGTCTATAAGCTGGAAAAGAAACCAGTCTAATACACAAACAAAGCCCTCAGCTTTTGCTGGGGGCTATTTTCTATTATGATGGACATTTTTGAAAATGTCTGTTGTGATGGAATTTATTTGTTCAAACTTTTATAGTACGCAGTAATCTTTATCACTTTATCAAAAGACATGCCGCCAATGTCAGTCCGACCCTTGACGTAATTTGCCAAAGTTTGCTCTGATATGCCCGTAGCTTGTGCAATTTGATAGCGTGAATGTGTCTGGAAGAAGTTCATCATTTCTTCCTTGGATAATACTTGGATCATAGATACTCCCTATTTGAAAACCAACCAGAGTAGCAATGCAATAAGCAATGACCACACCAAGAAGGCTTTCCAGTCAAAATCATGTTTGTTTACTTTGTATTTTACTTTCATAGCATTTTTTGATAATATTTAAGTACACCCCCGAAGGGGTGGATAGTGATTACTCACTATCCAATTCGAAGTGCCATTCAAGAGTTAGAATGATAAGATTGAGTTTGACGACTACTTTATTATTCTTTATCTTGATTGGCTTTTTTAAGTACCTAAACAT